TAAAAGGCGTCGGATTTTCACCTCGGCTTCGAACAGGACCGAAGAAATTCAAGATTGATAATTCAAGTACACATCCCTGACATCCGGGAGGTATCGGAATCAAATCTCCATCTCCCGCAGACTCTTTTGGGACATATGAGTTTCTATATCCTACGTTGTTAGATTGCCAGCCTCCTTTCCAGCCTGTATATCCTGAACGGTCATAATATCTCAGTGTCGTTTTACTATTCGATACACCGTCTCCATCAATCCATTTTCCATTCATTTCGACATATTGAGTAGAATAAAAATCATTATGAGCGCTACCGTCATTGTACCTGTTCGCATAATGCATCTTGACGCTCCCGTTCGTATCAATAATACGCAACGCATACGATACGTTATATTCACTTATCCCTTGAAATTTTTCGTATTCGTTTTTTCTGTTAGTACCAGTGGCTTCTTCAAAAGGATTAAAGCGCGCATCAATCAGCACTTCTATTTTCAGGCGTAACATAACATCCGTAAGGCATGCCTGCGGATCGATAACCACCCCCGGAGTATAGCCATTAAAAACAGCGTGTGTTTCCGGCAATGATAACATACGTCGCACTGTAAATAATGGCTTGTGCAGGAGTGTTGCACCTCCACTTGCATTTATTGGTGTTTCCATCCCGGAGAAAAGAGGTTTAAAAACATCTCTTACACGTGCGGCGATGCCAAAGGACTCGCTCCCGGAGAATACAGGAGTGATTTTAAACAGCCTGGCATTGTCCGTATCAATCTCTATTTCTCCGCTTACTCCGGAACTTTTTTTCAATTCGATCATGAAGCCGATATTGTTTGTATCAAACGGACTTTTGCTTGTGTCTTTCGCTACATAATACTGTTCAGCCCCTTCATCCAACATCTTTTCTGTCAATGTAGATGTATACAGTTCTTTTTGCGGATATGGACTGAATGTCAATGTCACATTCTTATAAACCCTGTCTACCCCCAACACCGCATCATCACTTTCCCAATGTACCGTTTGAGGTTCAAATGCTGTTTGCACGGCATTCAAATCGTATATGAATACTTTTCCCGCACGCTGTATCAGACGTAAGGCAAACGGACGCAGTATTTCTTCAAGGACTTCACGCATCGTCATCGGCACTCCTTCTTCATCGTAGAAGTTCTCGCAACTTATTCCCACATTATATAGCATTTCACCGGAAACCGAATCGCATGTAGTTGATATATATTTTTCAAATCCCCGATGGTTGATTTTCGTCTCTGCTATAAAGGTTTCAATAAGGCTGCCGATGGACCGTGCTCCACTCAACGAGAAGTTCGTTCTATCGAGCAGGGAAAAATCACCAAACGTCAGCGTGACTTCATATTCATTCTCATATGAAAAAGGTTCCTCGTATGTTTCTGTATCCAGCGTTCCGCTCCAGTACAAAACATCGTTCCTGTATGCATCCATACGTATGCTTCCGGCTTCAACGGTATACATATCCTTGTATTGCCGGTCCACCTTGCTTACTATCTGAAGCGTTGCACCGCTTCCCTGCACAGGTTCCAGCTTGTCAGTTTCAAACCATTCAAATGATAACGGAGTATCCGAAGGGAAACGTAACTCACCGACTACCGGATAAGGAGTGTCCGCATCCTGCCATATCTCCACGCGCCACAGCACACCGGCTACGCTGAAAAACTCTCCCTGATATCTTAACTGCTTTTCCATTATCTTGTACGTTGGTTATATCGGTCTACCTTATTTAATACCCCACGGAGCATTCTGCCGTCAATTCTGAATTCTACAATGCCTCCCATGCCACCTGCCGGCTGTATCAATTGACGGAGTTTATTTAAAGGAGCAACGACCTCCGGATTATTCTGTGCTCCGGAGTATTCACCGAAAAGCCCCATTGTAGGACCATATGCTATTGCCCCACCGGCAAACTTGGGAAGATTGGCGAGAGCTGCCAGGACACTTGCCACAGCCGCAACTGCGAGTATAGGACCAACAATCGGAATACTTGCGGTGGAAGCAGCTGCTCCGGAACCGGCCACAGCCGTATTTGCCGCAACTTGTGTTGACTGCAACCCCAGCAGTGACGTGATCTGAGGGATCGCAGCTGCGACAGCCTGCACTACATTCGCGCCCCAGTTCAGCCATTCTCCGGCAGCTCCTCCGACAGCTTGCCCCAGGCTGCCCATTACGCTTCCAATGCCACTCATACCTTCGATTAGATCCTGATTCTTTTTATAAGCAGTGTCTACCGCTTCGTTCCATTTTTCAAAGCCGCTTTTCTTTGGATCAATCTTGGGCATCTCAATTTGGGGAAGCTTCATCTTTTTAATGGCATCATGCGTCAGTATCTTCTGCTCACTATCCGGGTTCTTCTTGCTCCTCTCGTCTTGAAACTCTTCCACCATTTGCCCAAGACCACGTCCGGCATCGGAAGCGGGAACTACGCCTACATTAATCTCACCATGAGTGTCTTTGAACGCTTCTTTCTCTATCCATATTTTGACACCCTCTATTTGATTTTTCAGATTATCAATTTTAATCTGCAAGTCAATAGAGGCTTCTCCTATTGGTTTGCCGGATAGTTCTTTCTCATATTTGGCCAGTTCATTTTTCATGGCATCAATACTGCCATTCATGAAAGTCGGGTCTCCACCGATACCCATTGCTTTTTCCTTAGCCTTTTTAAGAGATTCCAGCTGATTGATCTGGATTTGTATATTACGTCCCTCTTCATCTGATGCAGTCTGTTGCGTAGATTGGAGTTCTTCTATTTTCTTTTTGATATCAGCCAGCGTGAGGGATTCTTTCTGTAAATTGTCATCTTCCTTATTTCCTTCACCTTTTACCGTTTTCTGAGGAACTTTAGGTCCAGGAATAGTTTTGCCGAATACAGAAACAATACGATCATATTCTTTCTCGTAATCAGCTCTTGCCTGTTTGATTCCATTAACATACGTCATGACCGGGTTAATGGTATTTACTTCCCCCGCCTGTCCATAAACTTCTGTTACATCCAGTCTCTTTATAAATTTTGCCCACCGTTCAGGTATTTCCTTCTCACCTTTACGGATGCTGTTAGCTATGCCATCAAACACCCGTGCACCGGTTTCCTCACCAAACTTTTGAGTGAGTATACTACGCATTTTAGTCAGCATCTCGCTTTCTTTACCGGCTAACGAATCCCCCGCAGAAGTCAATGCTTTTTCCCCGGCACGCGCCCTTGCCGTATTGATGATTGCTTCAGACAACAAATCATACGCCTTACGCGCATTATCTACCTTTATTTCTTCAATGCCCAACTGTTGCAAGTATTCGCCATAGGTTTCCTGTATACGGTCACGGGCACGTTTCCATTCATTCGTCCCTTCCTTCGCATTCAATAGTGGAGTGAATAACGCATCCAGTTTCAAGCGTTCTGTTGTGACTTCTTTCTGCATCCCTGCCATTGCCTCATTCAACCTGTTCTGCGCTTTTTCTGCTTCACTGCTGCGTGTCGTTATTTTATAGAGGGCAACTCCTAAAGCCACAGCGGCCACAGCAGCAAGCATATACGGACTAGCTGCAATTGCAATATTCATCAGTTTTGTGGCTCCGGTGGTAGAAACAATAGCGGCACGGGCGGCAAGCACCTGCATCTGATAAATATAAAGGGCACGCTGCCCTAGAGTCACTGCGCCATTATAAGATAATTGGACCACAGTGGCCACTTTACTGGCTATTCCGACTTTATTCAGAGCGCCGATGACTTCCCTGCCGCTAACAAACAACGACATGAGCAGCAGTGAATTTTCACTTAATACTGCTGCGTAAGCAGAGAAACCTCCCAACGATTGTGAAATGCTTATTTTCAAATCGTCTACTTTTGCACGCATTACTTCCAGCTTATGCGCACTGGTTTCTGTTCGTATGGCTGCCTGTTCCTGAGCGACATTGGTCCCGGTCAGTTTTTGAGTCATCTCATCAACTGCCGACGCGTTCTGAATCAGATATTGCGCGGCGGCAATATTCTCCATACCGAAAAGTTTGCTCAAATAAGCGGCATCCGTCAATTTCGGTTTAAGGGCATCAAGGGCGGAAGAAAGGGACGTTTTGCTCAGGTCAACCCCCAATTCCGTATTCAGCTTCAGGATGATGTTTCGCAAGGCGGTTCCGGCTTCACTGCCTTTCAAGTTTGCCTTTGACAAGATTTCGAGCGCGCCCGCACTTTGTTCCACTGTCAGTCCCATGGCGGAAGCGGCCGAACCTACGACTTTGAAACTCTGTGAAAGCTCCACTATCTCTGCTGCCCCATATTTACTTCCCGCCGCCAGTACATTGATAACCCGTTCCGCTTCATTGGCTGTCAGTCCGAATTGGTTGATCGTACCAGCCAGAGATGTGGCGGCAGCATCGATGCTCATTCCTGAGGCTTGTGCCAACGTCACGCTCTTTGCCTGCAAGTTGTTCAAACCGGACATACCGATTGTGGCAACATCTATCTGGCTGGCAAGAATCGAATATGCACGGGCGGCTGTATCTGCTCCGAGACCGGAATCTTTTCCTACTTTACGTGCATTCTCCCTCAGTGCTTCAAGGTCATCACCAACAATGCCGGTAATCGAGCTGAGGTCCGCCATGGACTGTCCAAAAGACATGCCTCCCTGAGACAATTCACTAAAACTACTACTAAGGCGTTCCGTCACTCCAAGCAAAGCGTTGACGTCAGGCATTTTCAGTTTACTACAGAGACTTCCGAACCGGGCGGTTGTCGAACAGGCGGATTGGGCCGATTTATCAACACCATCAAACATTTTCCTGACATTGACCAATGCGCCCGAAATATTATTTTTCAGATTCAGAACGATGTCAAATGAAACTTTTTCCATATATTTGCGTAGTTAAAGCAATAAGCCTATGACTTTTATCGGATTTTTATTAGTTGTATTCTTCGGAGGTGGAGCGTTATTGCTGCTTTTCCATCGCGATAAGTGTGAATTAACCGAAAAGGATATTGATGAACTCATCCACGAACTGGAAGAGGAAAAGAAAAACCTCAATCAACATTCCACAGAGCCCTGATCTCATCGAACCTTTCCTGTGTACTGGGTTCTTCCTCCGCTTCCCTTGCAGGTTTCGCGTCCCAGGAGAACCGGCATACGTCAGTTAATTCCAGACTCTTTTTACTGTAAGGCTTCAGTATGCTGCATGCCAGGAAACGTGCCTGTTCCCACCCTCTGCGCTCTGCATACGTCTCCTTCTGTTGCCAGGCTTCGAAGACGGCCGTAAACTCCGACGGGGTGAGACGGCAGAAGTCATTCAGACACATTCCGACACACCCCATCGCCAGTCCCATCAGAGATTCAATCGTTATGCTTTCGTCCCCTTCTTTTTTTTTAATCCGTCTTCTTCCGGTGCCATGCCGTTTTGAAAGGCGGTAAAGTCTTCCAGGTTGATGCCGTCGGCAAACTGTTCGAAGGTCAGTGCAAAGTCGATTTTATCAGCACGGCAAGCACTGCGGACGCAACAATACATAAACATGGTCAGCTGTTCCACATCAGCACCGATTTCGTTGACATCCCTGCCGGTTTCGCGTTTGAAGTCGATCATTGCCCCCATGGTCACGCGCGAGGGATATTCTTTCGCACAAATGATTACTTTATTCATTGGATGATACAAGTTAAAGGTGATACATTATCCTTGTGGAGCTACAGTCTTGGTCTCAACCGGACCGGAGTTTTCCAAAGAAATAGTATAGGTAGAGTCGTCATCCGAAGGAGATGTCTCTTCCAGGCTTGTGATAAGGAATTTTCCTTCACGGTATTTCGTCTTTTCCTCTCCACGTAGCGCATAACGTACCGTCACAGGTTCGCTCTTTTCCCAAAGTTCCAGTAATTTGTCATACCCCATCTCATCTCCGTAAAACCGGAATCCTTCCGAACTGATTTCGACGGACAGACCGCTCACTGATTTTTCTTTCCACTTGCCGGCATTAGCCGCTTTTGCCTTTTCCGCCAAAGTCGGCTTTACTGCACGTTCTTTGGTTTCTGCCTTATTACTGACGGTACAGGTCTTTGAATGCCCCAGTGGGGAAAAAGCATCTTCAACCATTAATCCGACAAGCATGTCACTACCATGCACATATCCTAGTTCTGCCATAAAATTTATATTATTTAAATTCATTTCAATCGCCGTTTGATCACTATTAGAACAAGTACGGCAACAGCTATCCGTCCTGTCCATATCTGGAACCACTGCCATCCGGTCGGTTCCTTCACAATCTGCGGAGGAGGTTCTTCCACTTCCTCACCGGTCTCGTTACGGATACGTGTCAGTTCTTCACGAAGGAAGATTACTTCACGCGCCAGGCTGTCACAAGTACCGCTTACCTCTACTGAATCTTCCGACACACGGGTCACGTTGACGGTTGCCTGTCCGCTGCGGATGCTAAAGCCTGTTCCTACCGGTATCGATTTCAGTGTCCCAGTCGGGAACACCGTTTTTGCAATGCTTGGCGGTACCGGCTGTTGTATCAGAACGAATCCTCTTGCGCTGTACAAGCTGTCTAGGGAGGTAGTCTTCTCTAGTCTTTTCGGGCTTTTGCAACTCATCACGCACAGGGCAGTTAGTAGCAAAACGGCAACTGTTGGACTTCTCAACAGCCCGGCGAAGTTTTCCGAGTTCTTTTCGAATCGCATTTATTTCTTGCTTTAAAGGTTCTACAATTTCATCCATCAGGATTTGCATCGCTTTCTGAACGTTGTCCAGTTCGCTGCCACGGGTGTTCACCTGCGCGTCACGGACTTCCGCCTTCAGCTTCTCCACCTCCTGAATATATTTCCGTCTGTCGGTATACATCCTGAATCCTCCGTAGGTGATGATAACCGTAAGGATACCACAGACCAGCTTCATGTATTCAAGTGTATCCATCTTATTCCTCCTTAACTTAGAGTAAGTCCCATCCTGCCTGTACGTCTTCCATCACCGCAGGAATGCCGTTTTCCACTTGTGACATGGCAGCTGCAAAGGCGCACATGGTTCCCTTGTCGTTCACATCAGGAACATAACTGGAGGGCACCTGCATTTCCCTGCATACCCGGCTGATATAGCCTGATGTATTGTTTTCCACAGGAGGTGCCCATCGGTTGATGAAGTCCGATATCGTGCGACATCCATTCAACTTCCGGTAGTTCTGCAAGAGCTTGATCATAGCACGATAGCCGTAAGCCATCGACTTGAACTGTTTAAAACTACGGTCGGTAGAGGGAACAATCTCTCCTTGCCACACGGTCTTACAGTTCCGGATATTACCGGGATTATTATTTCTCAGTCCCCTTGTCATCGTCTTTCTCTCCTTCTTCAGCTTTCTCAGCTTCAGTCTTTGCTGTTTCAGTCTTTACTTCCTTGGATTTCTCGGGTTCTTTCGGATCTTTGGGAGTTTTCATTTCCTTGACTTTAGCAAGTTTGCGACTTACCAGATCATCAGCGCGTTCCTTGTCTACTTCCAGCTCTGTTCCCGCCGGATACATGGTCTTGTGGTCGAACTTGTCCTGAAACTCCTCCAGAACAATCACCGTAACTTTTTCTTTCTTTGCCATCGTCCGCTCTCCTTATCCTTCAACAGTTGGTTTGAACGCACCGTCAGCACGCCAATCAATTGCGATAAATTCTTCACCGAAACCAATTTGCGTATCTGCCTTCATCAGCATCTTAAAGAAATAAAGCTCGCTGGCATTCGCCCACTTGTCAATCTGAATCACGTTTTCGTCATTCTGCAGATTGACGGCGGCGAACAGATTGCCATTCATGCCACTGTCACAAATGGTGGCTACCATCAAGCCTTCCGGCCATTGCGTCAACACTTCAAACGGAATGCCCTTGTAACGTTCCTGATTGATATCCGTAGGAGCCGCACCTTTATTTGCAAGTTGCGTCAGTTCGTCATCATACGTGTCAAAGTCCGTCACGCTCATCAGAATGCGCAGGTTGGGATTATTGCGCATGGTCACCGGAATCACTGTACGCAGTTCTTTAAGACGTTGCAGCATCGTAGTTCCTACACTTTTTACCTTCACGATATCCGCATCTTTGGCAGCCTGTGTCAGGATACCGTCCATTAGGAGCGCATCGTCCGAACCGTCTTCGTATGTACCATTAATGTATTGGTAACCCAGTTCGTGTCCTACCTGTTTCAGCAGTTCCTGTAACAGGATATTCTGCACATTGCCGGGCAACTGGCGGAACACCAGGTCTCCCGAAGGCTGGAACGGACGCCAGATATGTTCGAACGCGCGGGGATTGAAGAGCGTAAATGCCATCATATCCTTAGGTGTCAGTTTCTTTTCACTATAAGTAAAGTCCCCCTTGCTGTCAGCTTTCGTAGGGTCTTCCTTTCGTTTTTGCAACATCTTTCCCGCCTTAACGCGTGGAATGCTGATTGCGCTGTTCACTCCGGGGATAACCATAATCAGTCCCCTGCTGACCAACTCATTGCCTGTAGTGGCAAGGGTCAGTACATTTTCCAGCACTTCGCCGGAATAGTTGGTAGTATTCAATCCTTGAATTGCCATTGTCCTTGTAAGTTATTAGTTGTTAGTATTTAACCTTCTGTCGCCCACGTATCTGTGGGGCACTGCCGGCACTGCGTACGCTGCTCCCGACATTCTTGCCAAAGTAGGACGAACCGCCCAATTTGGCATTCTTTGGATTTTTAATCGGTATCATATCTTTGCGTATTACGGGTTATTTCCGGATGTTCTCACGTATTTCCTTCTGACGTTTTTCCCAAGGACTTTCACCGGCTTGCGGTTCCTGGTTCTCAAACTTGTCTTTCAGCAGTTTCTTAGGCTTCATCGCCTTCAGTGCAGTCAAACCGTTTTTGAAATCAGCCTTCAGAAGGTTCTTATAGGTATCTTTCTGATCGGCACCAATGCGCCCGTCTGTTACAGCATCCGTTACGGCTGTCTCGATCCGTTCCTCTTCCTGCCGGCTGAGCTGTTCTTTCAGTTCACCGTTCTCCTTTTCCAGGTCATCGGCCTTGTCCGCTTTTTGGGCAGTATCGCCAAGCATGGACATCACTGCCGCTTCGTCTGCGCAATTGGCAAAGCGGGGAATCTTTTTAAAGTCTTCCAATTTCATTTTATCAGGGTTTTGTGGCTGTTGCTCCAGCTCCAGCCGATTAGTAAATATGCGGTATATGTCGTCTGTGGTACTCTCTTCGGGTACCGCTTCCACATCGTAGATAGCGTCAATGAGTCCGAGAGCGAGAGCTTCGTCTGCCTTCAGCCAGTGATCGGTACCATCGAAATAGGCGTTCTTCACTTCTTCCTTATCCCTACCACAACGTCCGGAGATAATTTCAGCAATGGTGTCTTCTAGGCTTTCGATAGTAGAGATCATGTCCTGAAGGTCCTTTTTGTTACCGTAACATCCACCGCTGACATTATGCAGCATCATGCGGGAATAACGGCTCATTTCCACCCGTTTTCCGCACAGGGCAATGACTCCTGCAATGCTGGCGGCAATACCGTCTATGTAGATCGTGACGTTACTCTTGCATTGCCGGATAGCGTTGAAAATGGCAATACCGGGATAGACATCGCCACCAATGGAATTGATCCGGATATTCAGGTTCTCATAACTGCCGTCCATGTACATCACTTCGTTCACGATGTCACGGCTGGCTATCTTGCCGTCACCGCCTTCGTCACTGATTTCTCCGTAGAGCAGCAGACTGGCAGTCTTTTCATTCAGTATGGATTTAAAAAGAATCATATTTCAGCATTTAGGATATAGTGCCGGCAGCGATGCAATGTGCGTCTCCGGCTTTGAATCTGTCACAAACTTATAGTGACAGGGGCAACCGTACAAAAAAGTGTGTAACGCTTGCAGGCAAGTATGCAGGCGCTGTGGCATTGTCTGTAACCTCTTTGCGCTTTTTTCCTGTTCACCTCCGGGATAATGACCTTTGTGTAAATTCTAACGACTTATCATCATGGCAGATTTGACCACACAACAGAAAAAGGGTTATGCCCGCACATTATATCTGAAAGATAACCTGACACAACAGGAGATCGCGGACAAAGTAGGTGTATCACGCAACACCATCAACCGCTGGATAGCAGCGGAGAAATGGGAGGAAATGAAAGTAGGCATGACACTTACCCGAGAACAGCAGGTTGCCAGCCTGCACCGGCAAGTAGCGGAGATCAACCGTGTGATCAGTGAGCGTGAAGAGGGAAAGCGTTATGCCAATGCCGCTGAAGCCGACACACTGAACAAGTTGGCGACAGCTATTAAGAAGATGGAAACAGATGTAGGTGTTGCCGACATTATCAGTGTAGGTATGAAATTCATCAACTGGCTGCGACCGTTCGATCTGGATAAGAGCAAGGAGTTTCTTCGATTGTGGGACGCTTTTATAAAGGATAGTTTATGACACAGACGCAAAAAGACCGTGATGCGCTTAGGGAATGGGCAGTCTTCTATGAATCCGGACTTCGCCGCCAAAATTCCGACGTCAATCTGACGCAAGCGCAGATTGCCAAGGACCGTGCCCGTCTGGAAGCTGATCCGATAGAATGGATCAGCTTCTTTTTCCCCGAGTACTGTAAGTTTGAATTTGCAGAGTTCCAGATAAAGGCTATCCGGCGTTGCATCAAACACGAGGAATGGTTCGAAGTATTGTCATGGGCACGGGGACTGGCGAAAAGTACGACGGTGATGTTTATCGTCATGTACCTTGCGCTTACGAAAAAGAAGTGCAACGTGATGATGGCTTCCGCCACACAGGACAGTGCTGTCCGGTTGCTCGATCCTTATAAGAAACAGTTTGAAGAGAATGCCCTGATACGTGCTTATTATGGTGTGCAGGTGAATCTCGGCAACTGGTGTGCCGAGGAGTTTGTCACCAAATGCGGTTGTTCATTCCGTGCTGTCGGTGCCGGAAACGCTCCTCGTGGCAGCCGCAACGGCGCTGTCCGTCCGGATGTGCTGCTGGTAGATGACTTCGATACGGATGAAGGCTGCCGGAATCCGGACACGATAGACAAGAACTGGACATGGTGGGAAAAAGCACTGTACGGGACACGTGACACGGCGGTAAAAACACTGATTGTTTTCTGTGGAAATATCATTGCCCGTGACTGCTGCGTGGTACGTGCCGGACACATGGCTGATCATTGGGACGTAGTGAACATCCGTGATGAAAAAGGATACAGTACCTGGCCGTCTAAAAATACAGAAGAAAGTATTGATATCGCTCTGTCTAAAATCAGTACTGCCGCCCAGCAGACGGAATACTTCAACAATCCGGTGACAGAAGGCGAAGTATTTAAGGAGATCACTTACGGCAAAGTACCTGACCTCAAGAAGTTCCAGTTCCTGGTCATTTACGGCGACCCGGCACCCGGCGAGAACAAGAGCAAGAACAGCAGTACGAAAAGCTGTATCCTGATGGGGATGATCGGTCCGAAACTCTATATCATCAAGCCCTGCCTAGACCGCGGGCTGAATGCGGAGTTCATCGACTGGTATGTACAGCTGCTGGAGTACGTAGGCGGCAAGGTGCCTGTGTATTGTTACATGGAGAACAATAAACTGCAGGACCCTTTCTTCCAGCAGGTATTCAAGCCTTTGGTGGGCAAGGTACGCCGTGAAAGGAATATCCAATTATACATCCAGCCCGACGAAGCAAGAAAGACCGACAAGGCTACCCGTATCGAAGCCAACCTGGAACCTTTAAACCGGGAAGGAAACCTTATCCTCAACGAAGCTGAAAGAAACAACCCGCACATGAAACGTCTGGACGACCAGTTCAGACTGTTCACCCTGCGGCTGAAATTTCCCGCCGACGGTCCCGACTGCGTGGAAGGCGGTTACTGCATCATCAAAAAGAAGATTCAACAACTGGTACCGGTGACTGTGATACATCGTAATGACCGCCGGAACCCCAAACGATTATAGCCATGAGTAAATTTATAACTCCGCAAGATTACGATGCCAGCATCCATCGCGAAATACTGGATGCCCTGACCCGTAATGATAACGCCATCATTGAGATCTGCGAGGACCGTGCCATTGCCGAAATGCGCGGATATCTCAGTGCACGATATGACACTGATACCATATTCAAGGCCGAAGGCACGGCCCGCAATGAGCTTATACTGATGATGGCAGTAGATATCGCCGTGTATCACTTGTTCAGTATTCACAATCCTCAGAAGATGTCGCAGATACGCAAGGATCGCTACGACCGTGCAATGGAATGGCTGAAACAGGTGGCGACATTTAAAATAACGATAGACGGCGCACCGAAGCTCCCGGAAGAAGAGCAGAAAAAGAACAGCCCCTGGCTGATGAGTAGTAACCCTAAACGCACCAATCATTTATGAATATATTAGACAGGTTTCCGGTATTCCGGAACAAAGCCGCAAAAAGTAAACGCATCACCGAAGGGAGTAACGTAACCCGTCCCGGAGCAACGGTGATACTGACACAGCCACAACGTTTCGGAATAGGTCTGGGGGACTATATGCAGGCTATCCGCAGTGCTGAAAACGTAGATTTCACACGACGTGTCAGGCTGTATGACATCTATAGCGAAAGCCTGATGGACCCGCATCTGTTCAGCGTGGTACAAAAACGGAAAAGCGGAGTACTAAGCAGGAAGATTGAATTTCGCCGTAACGGCATACCTGATGATAAAGTGAACGAGCAGATATCATCACCCTGGTTCCTCCGATTTATCAGTGACGCACTGGATGCGGAATACTGGGGATTTACGCTCGTTCAGTTCTATATCAATACCAAAGGCTGGATAGATTATTATCTGGCACCACGCAAACACATAGATCCAGTGTTGCGCATCATCAAAACACGGCAAGAAGACATCAACGGTGAAAGTTTTGATAATTATGGAGACCTGCTGATGATACGGGGCAAAGAACCGCTGGGGATTCTAGCGCGTACAGCTCCATACGTTATCTATAAGCGTGGAACTATTGGTGACTGGGCGCAATTCTCCGAGATATTCGGCATGCCGGTACGTAAATATACATACGATGCGGCGGACCCGGAAGCTTTGCACAATGCAATGGAAGCTGCACGGGAACAAGGCGGAGGAATGGATTTCTTTTGTCCGGAAGGATCTAACCTGGAATTTGTGGAAACAAGAAACACAACAGGCAGCAGTGAACTGTACAGCAGTCTCGTGGAACGCTGTAATGCTGAAATGAGCAAGGCTGTACTTGGCAATACTCTTACCACCGAAGCCAGTGAGACAGGCACACAGGCACTGGGTACCGTGCATCAGGACATAGAGCAGGAACTGGAAGAGCAGGATGCCCTTTCCATCCTGAACCTGCTGAATTATGATATGACAGACATATTTGCATTTCTGGGAGTGAATACTAAAGGAGGTGAGTTCGTTTATGTGGAGGACGCGGACATGGAGCAGGTAAAGACCCGTGCCGAATTGCTGGAGAAAGCTGTAACGGTGTTCGACCTACCCCTGGATGATGACTACCTGTATGAGCAACTGAACGTAGAAAAGCCCGATAATTATGAGCAGTTGAAAGGGGAAATGGAAGAAAAGAAAAAGGTGAATAACCCGTTCGCACAGATCATACAGCCACAGAACCGGTCTACCCGTTTTTTCGGAAAAGCCCCGGACAGGGACGGGGCTTCAGACTGGTAATGAATGATCTGTATCGGGATGCCACTGATGAAGATGTAGCCTCTGCTTTTATTTTCGATAATAAAGCCCTGCAACGTGCCCTGAAGCATATATACGAAAAGGACTTTCAACCCATGACAGAGATAGAGGAAAGCCTGTTCAATGAGACTTTCCGCATTTTTACCGAAGCCACCGATGAAGGTATCAATGAATCCGGAACAGAACTTCCTGTGGAGTTCCGGCAGAAAATAGACTGGGGCAATGCTGTATTCTCCGCTTTCAAAGTGCACCGTATGCAAAACGATATCGCCACACGGCTCTTCGATTCGAATGGTGATCTAAAACCGTTCGAACAGTGGAGAAACGATGTACACCCGATGCTGGATCATCATGTAAAACATTGGCTGCGGACAGAATATGACACTGCTGTCATACGTTCACACCAGGCAGCGGACTGGCAGCGCTTTGAACAATACGCTGATATCCTGCCGAATCTGGAATGGATGCCCAGCACCAGTATAAATCCCGGAGCCGACCATAAAGTTTTTTGGGGAACTATCCTGCCGATAAATCACCCGTTCTGGAATGTTCATCGACCGGGAGACCGCTGGAATTGCAAATGTTCACTGGCTGCTACGGATGAACCGTCCACGGAAACTCTTCATGGGGACAATGATCCGAAAGACCAGCCTGCACCGGGACTGGATAATAATCCCGGAAAAGACGGAAGACTATTCAGCGATACGCATCCGTACGTAACGAATGCCTATGAGGGAGCGAAAGAAGCAGTGAAAACCTTTTTGACGGAAAGATTTATTTAAGATACAAATGGATATTCAGGAATTTAACCGTAGGATTCTGCAAAAACAGGAACAGCTTAAGGATCTCGTACGACGAAAGATGCCGGTCATCGTCGGAAATATCGCCAAACGGCATATTGAGGATGATTTCCGCAAGGGTGGTTTCACCCATAATGGCTTCCACAAATGGCAGGAGACAGAGCGGCAGAGAAACGGAGGGAAAGTGGCGGACTCCCGGTACGGTCCATTGCTTTCAGGCAGAAACCATCTGTCAGGAAGCATTGAATATGCACCGGGCAACGGAACCGTTACGGTCTTCACCCGCGTGCCTTATGCCGGATTACACAACCAGGGAGGTGTCATAAGCCCCACCGTCACCCCAAAGATGCGTCGCTTTGCCTGGGCTATGTACTATAAAGCCACCGGTATCAAACGGAAAATGAAACATGGCGGGAAAGCTCGTAGACAACGTGAAGAGAATGCCTCTGAAGAGGCGCTGAACTGGAAACGTCTCGCACTGACGAAAAAGACCAAGCTTACCGTACACATTCCCAGACGCCAGTTCATGCCATCTACACCCGGATCGGAACTGACAAAAAAGATAAGCGATAAGCTACAGCAGGAAATTCAAAAGATTATCAATATTTAAAAGCAGCATTATGGAACAACTTTTCAACGACCTTCAACAACAAATAGCCGACAAGATGGGTAGTGCAATTACCCTCATTGACGAAGACTGCGGACAACTGGAAGCACTCACTAACGGAGAAGACCAGTATCCGGTAACATTCCCCTGCGTCCTGATCAGTATCCCTCAAACCGTCTGGGACAATATCAAGAACGGTCTCCAGCACGGAAAAACGACTATCACCGTCCGGCTTGCTTTCGACTGTTATGATGATACCCATTATGGCAGTACGCAGGAGCAGCACGTCACCGAACGTCTCACGCTGGCAAAACGTTTAAACTCTTATCTGCACGGCTGGCGGTTCGACGGATGTGATACCGTCCTGATACGTCGGACCAGCCGCCAGTTTTCATTACCGGGAGGTGTTAAAGTTTATGAAACGGAATATATTACTACGGTAGCGGATGAGATTCAGAACAACGAAAGCTGACGTTTCAGCTCATCCTGTTGACGGATAATGCGTGGATCAGCACTGGCGTTGATGATATTATAGAAAGTTTTTTCGCAGATAGGATAAAGAGGCCAGATATATCTACGAAGGATTTCACGATTGCTCAAGCCACTCCGTGCATGTTCATCGTAAATGCGGAGTATCTCGCTAACCTTATGAGCATAGCTCCGTCCTATGATTTTTGTCCGATTCTTCTTCATATCCCGAAATACTGATTGATTACCTGATACAAAAATAATGATAATAGCATTTGGGTACAACTAAATCTGCGTAAAATATATTGCATTAAAGAAAAAGAAAGCCGCTACATCCATCTTGCAGCGGCTTTCTTTTATCTGACTACTTCTGTTTCCATTAATCTCAGAATCTTATTAAACTTGCTATTACTCATATTGACAGGTCGAAAAGACTCTTTTACGCGTTCAAATGGACGAAGAGAATGTTTCAATGTTTCTCGAGCTTCTTCTCTTGCCTTTTGGGCACACATTTCAATATATTCTTCATCTGTCATGTTATAATCAGTAATGGTATCTGTTATCGTTGAAAATCGGCATAAAAGCCCATTAGGTTGTCTTGCTATAAAATTCATTTTGATTTTGTTTTACGCTAATTGATTAATATTATTTTTCAAAAATCTCGCAAGTGTATTCCTATCAACTTTACATATCTTAGCAATTTTGCGTTGAGAAACACCCTCGTTGAGTAGAGCATTTATGAGAACTGTTTTGCTCGATAGCTTTAGTTTATCAGGTGAAGTCCTTCTCCCTTTCGGTCGCCCCAAAATAACACCTTCCAATCTTTTCCGTGCCAATGCTTCTTTAGTTCGTTGGCTAATCATGTCACGTTCTATTTCAGCAGCAATGCCAAAAGCGAAAGCGAGAACTTTACTCTGTATATTATCGCCAAGCTCATAGCCATCTTTCACCGTATAAACCTTTACATCATGCAGCATACAGAACTCCAATATTCGCATGATCATGAACAATTTTCTACCAAGACGAGAAAGTTCGGATGTTATTATTACATCACCCTTTTGCAATTTCTTCATCAGTTTTCCTAACAACCGTTTTTCAGGCTCTTTTGTCCCAGATATGCCATCATCTATAATCCAATCATCAACTGACAATCCAAGGGATTCTGCTTTTTTGCACACTCCTAACTTCTGATTATTAGAGTCCTGTTCGTCCGTACTTACTCTTAAATATCCGTATATCATAATACTGATTCTATTAATTGCATGGCTTCCAAACTATAATGTTTAATAATTATTTCCTTCATAGACATGCACTCCCATTCTTCAGGATACATCTTTTCAAGTCGAGCCCCCAAAGCGATTATATCAATCGTTATATGGTCGTTTATCATCGACATCCAGGCATCGTGCAAATCAATTATTGGAAAATTAGGTAATAACCCTTGAAATTCATTACGGAATTTTGCCCATTCGTTTACTTTGTAAATGTTCATTACATTCTGTTCATTATGCATTGATTGATGCCCGAAATCCTCCATGTCGATTTGGCATAATATTTCTTTATGTCAAATATATCGCACATCATACACACTGAATTTATACGCTTATTCTTTCTAACTCCAGCGCACTTAACTGGGTATCCCTGAATACTCTTACTTATATTCATTTTTATTCTGTTTTACGCCAGTTCAACTATCACTCTTTCGAATGTTATATAATCCCGAATTTTTGAAATCGTGCCATCCTTCTTTGCTTTCATCAGAATTGGAACAACCTCTTTACACCGTATTTCGTAGCCAGTTACGTAAGAGTATCTTTTCGCTTCTGGGAATGTAACTTTCTCACGAGTGGATAACACCATTCCTGTATGTGCAGGAGTAGTGATACAAACTTTACTCCCAATAGGGAATTTTTGATTAGAAGATATGTATTCATCTTCCAAGTCTTTTAATTCTTGTTTCCAGCTATCAATCTCTGATTGAATTTCTGTCTTTCTTGTTTCAAAATATGATTTATCCATTTCTTTTTTAATTTTGAATATTATAAATGCCGGTCTTTCCCGGCTGTCATCCTTTGGTTTTGTGAAAACCTTAACACTGGTGCAGGCACACAAGGTATCCTCTTAATGCGGGCAATGATACCGTTTAACCCGCCCCGTTTCTTTCTTACTTATATTTTAACGTTTGCCTGATGACAGGCAGACGCCCGATTATTATTTTCTAAAAAACATATCTCCGCTTATTGATCTTGCTGTATCATCATTCGTCAAGCGAATGTACCTGAAGAAGTTTTGTTCAGTCTTATGACCTGTAAGTCGCATTATCTCCAGCGTTTTCATTCTTCCTGTCAAATAAAGGTTTGTCGCGGCTGAACGACGAGCGGTATGGCTGCAGATTAGTTCCCATTTCTCTTTTGTCACAGTCTTTATTTTACCACCTACTGTGTATGAGTAAGTAATCTTATCTGTCAATCCGATTTCGTGCATGATCAGTTTAAGATATTTGTTAAAGTACTGAATGCAAAGTCCGTTAGGGATATTACCACCATACTTGGCTATAATCTCGCGAACATAATCATGCATTGGAACCTTTACAGTGACATTGGTCTTCTTTGTACGCTTCACGATAAAATCGTTCTGGAAGTTGTCCTGCGTCAGCGTTGAATAGTCCGAATAACGCAATGCTGTCAAGCAACCAACAACGAACAGATCACGTATCTTCTCCTTCGCCCTTCTGCTATCCTGTTTCCTAAACTTATAATAATAGATGCGCGTAATCTCATTCATGCTCAAGAAGACTGCAAAAGTTTCTTCCAGATGCAAGTCTATTTGATTATAAGTAGGGTCGACGGCATAATTGTACTGTGAAGCCTTGCGAACCATAGATTGTAATTTCATAATGTAACCTACAATCGTATTATGCCGCAAACCAACATTCTCAAGGTAAATAATAAAATCTTCAATGAACTCTTCTGTGACGGAATTGGTGAATATGTCACAATCGTATTCTGCGGAGAAACTGTTTATATGTCCTATCAGGGCACTGTAAACAGCTAGTGAGTTTGACGGCTTGCGCCGTGATTTCTTTTCAACTGTTTCCCGGATAAAGTCTGAAAGATAAATACCTTCAAGGGGTTTCGATTGCCGGAAATGATTGATATAGTCCTTTCTTGGCTTTGCCTCACGGACCAAATGTGATACTGCTAATACTGCTTTGGCTGTTCATTTTTATGTCATTGATTATTCTTCTTTCTTATCCGGCATCCACTTTGTGGTTACCACCGCTTTTAATCTTCCGCTACCTCCACAGACAGGGCAAGTGTTTCTCACTGTTTCGTTACGTTCTCCCAATGCAAGAACCCAACCGCTACCGTGACAGTTACTGCACTCAAATCCGGTAAATGCCTCCATTTCATAAGGATGTTCCTTTGATAATAAAGGTGGAGTAATCAATAAGGTTTGTTGTTTCTTGCTCATAAAACTTTCAATTTTCGTGCGACATCTGTCAGCAGTTGATCAAACGCATCATCATATCCAACTTCATATTCCGCCGTTACGGGAATCATTCCCGTATGATCTTTCCGATGGATGATGAGCGAAACCGGAAGTTTGCTCTCATAAACTTGTGCCACCAAAGCGGATGCCAACGGTGGCACAAGTCTCATTTCATCAGTTCGCTTTTTCATCCTTGAACTCGGATTTTTCTTCCGGTGCAGTATAAGGATAGACATCCATGATAGCCGTCTCCGTCACCGATGAAACTTGGTATTCTGCCATCGTGCCTTTCATTCCCGCATCGAGATTCTTCTTTGCACGTCCTAAATCAGAAGCCTGTACTAATACATTAGTACAGGTACGTTTCTCAGCTCCGCTCTTTTCATCTAATGTGATAAAGCTTAATTTACATTTGAACCAAATGTCATCAGCTTCATCATCACTTGGAAGCAGCTCACTGTAATTTACCCGCTTGATATCTGATACGGTGAATTCTCCGGATATGAATGGAGTCATCTCTTCGATAATCCGTGCTTCCGCTTCTGTAAAGCTGAGAGCATCCACCAGATAAGGCTCCGTTACTTTCTTCTGCATTCCGTTCTCCATCACTTTTTCGTAACGGATACGACATTCAAACCATGTGTGCATTGCCATAATTGTAAGTTGTTTAATTGTTGATTAATTGTTATTTAAAATAGATTGAGACCAGTATTCGTCCGGAGCGCTTGATGAAAATTACTCTTTGCTCTTCTTCCGTCACCAGTTCCGTTGATACTTCACTCTTTACAGGAAGAGATTTCAGATCATCTTCTATCGCCCATTTCAGATAGTCAAATTCGAAAGCGGAACCGATGGGGAAAAATTCATTGATCTCTTCCAATGTGATGTCCGTAATGTATTTGAGCCATACCGGCATCTGTTCGCGTCGGAGATTACTCTTATAGATGAATTTCATGATCTTTCAGTTTTCTCGTATTTCCATCCGTTCAGACGATAACATTCTTTCCGGGCTTCTTCACGGGTGGGAAATTCCGCCACTTTATCACCTGTACTGATATTCCCGGATTCAGTCCATCGGTAAACTGCCCAGCGACTATATATGGGAGCATACGAGTATTCAGGCCGGCTGTTCGTTTTCCTTCTTGGGTTCCACATAAAATGATTCATCTTGTACTACAACCATACCACATTTGGATAATTGCCCGGCAACTTCTTCCTTATCACGATCAGCAAGAAGACGATCCTTTGCCAGTTCCTCGCTCACCCGGATATAACTGGGAAGAAATTCCTTCACGAGATTGGTGACAGATGCCCAGGTAAAGCCTTTGACATTCTTAAGTTTCGGAGTTCCTGTACGGAAACCGAATGTCCCATGAGCACTTTCGTAACTTTTACGTTTAGAGAACAACTCTTCACGATGTTCCGTAGCGAATATCTGCATGATCTCAAAGTTCTTTTCCCGGATAGCCTGTTGTTCAGCCAATATATCCGCATATTTGTCACGAATACGGGTGATCTCCATGTCCATTTTACTCTGGATATTCTGCACTTTGGCATCCGCCGTTGCAAATTCACTGAAGGCGATTTCTGCCTGCTCCGATGTAATGCCGGAGATCACTACTTTTTTAACTCTTGTCTTTGCCATAAAACTTGTTTTTTGATCGTTTATACTATGTTGATTCAGTACTTTATATTAAATCTTTCGCTGCCGCCCGGTCCGGGACGACGTTTCTTTTCTTCTTCTGTCAGTTCCGAGGAGGATTTCAACAGGGCAAGACGGGTACGGTTCATTTCGATACGGGTATTCAGATTATTCCAATCTTCCAGCAGTCTGTCTGTCTCTTTCGAAGGCTCTATCAGGTCGCGTTCCATCAGAGTATCAAAGAGGGTACTCCACCGTTCTTCATCCCGGATGATCTGTAATTCAAGCCGCTGAGCCTCCGACATGCGGTAGGACATGCAGTAGTCGGATTCATTATTCATGTTCCGCCTCCTTTCTGTTTAGCCTATGTTCTTTTACTACAGCACTACGATTCAGTTCACGCTTGCTGTAATAAACATTCAGTCCCTTCTGATATCCCGTTATAAATCCGTTGTCCGCCCAACGTTTGATAGTAGTCTTGCTACATCCGATATATTTGCAAGCATCTATCTGCGAAATCAAATCATCAGTAGAAATGTCTTCAACTCTTTTCCGCTTGGTTGCAGATATTTTTTTCTGTAATCCTGCACGGCGTTCCAGACGTTCCACACGTCTCAACAACTCCTTGAATTCTGAAGCGGTTATAGTGATCATCTCTTCTACCGGTTCAATATCATCTTCCTGTTCATGATCCGGAATTAGTTCGTCCAGCGTCAATTCTCCTTTCAAGAATCGTGCTGCGTCACGACAAGCATAATAAATACCTTCGCTACGGTCTGCTTCTGCCACACCTGCTACATACTTATCGAAAACACTTCGTTCATTCAGTCTGTCACTGAGAACTGAAGCCTGTTCCAGACTAACCAGATCACCCTTCTTGCGAAGAATGGCAACCGCCTTATTTATTTCCTGATTCTTTCTCATGATCTTTTGTTTTTAGATTTATTGTTTTCGTTATATGCGATGGCTTCCAGTTGTTTCTTGAATGCTTTTAACTCAGACGGATACATTTCAGACACATTCTTTCGTGAGGCACTTTTGCTGCGGGCAAAGACATTCAGCTTAGCGATATTCATTTGAAATTCTTCCTGTGTATCATTGGTGTATCCCTTATTTAGAAAAGAAATCTGAAAAGACAAACAGAAAATAGCCTTTACCAACTTCTTCGCTTCCTCACGTGCTTTTTCAGCCTGATCCTCGTTGAGTGATGCTAATAATCTGCGAGCTTCATCGAAAGAAAGCTCTTTGCTGCTCTGCGTTCTCCCGTCCGTAAAAGAAGAAATGCAGTCGTGACGAGCATCATCGTCCATACCAATTCGATGAAAAGTAGCGTGCAAAGCTTTCATCTGTTGCGGACTGATTGCTTTATCTTTTGTTGTTCTCATAACTCTAACTTTTATTATCGTTGATATTTATCTCCCCAGTATTTTTCAGCTTCTTCTGGCCATACGTCAATCTGCATTTTCGGTCCGTTGAACCGCCCCTTGCTGAAAGCCCTGTATCCTTCTACGTAAACTTTCTGGGAAGCATCGTACATCACGCTACGGGCACTACGCCCGGAAGGAAGCTTGCCATCCGCATGGCTTACGAAAATAATCAGCTTGTCTTTATGCTTTTCCTTGAAGGTGATATATTGCTTATACGTCATCTGCGTATACTGGAAACTGTCAATCACCACAATTCCCGGAGATTTTCGTCGCAACAGCCGTTCACTCAAATCTTTCATCGGCTCATTGTCAAGAAGAAGAAACCGACGGTTCACTTCCAGCATTCCGCATCGTAACAGTGTATTCTTCATTGTCAGGCTGGCTCCCTCTTCAAGACTATCATAAATAACACGTTCAAACTGACACAAGTATTTGCAAAGCTGCACTACAAAAGTGGTCTTTCCATTTCCTGAGTTTCCCCAGACTATCCAGATACCTTTCCGTTCAGGCTCGCCGAAAGCGTCATACCATTCATCCCGGAAAGGGAAAGTTTCAATCTTCGTAGCCAGTAATTCGCTTACAGACTTGGCTCGCCCCATTATTCCGCTTCTCCTTTCCTGGCACGTGCGTCCATGATACGTTTGCGGCTATGTACACAGCGTTTCACCCGTCGCAAGTCGTTCTCGCTAGCCTCTGCGTCTTTCAATACTTTCTTTATTTCCGCTTCGTCCGTCAGCCCGTTAGCCTGGCAGATGGCGTGAATATCGTTTTGGGTCGTGCTTTTTACCTCGAAGAAACGACGGCCAATACGGCTGTATATTTCCTTATAGCCCTTCTTATTATAACGGAGCCCATTCTCCAGGCGACGTTTGATATAGTTGGTAGAAAGGAAAATGATTCCCGCATGACCTTCCAGACGATTATAAATGGAAATGAAGTAATTGAATACGCTATCCGTCAGTTTGTCGCCCTCGTCGAAAATAATAAGCGGATTTCCCAAAAAGGCGATCATCGAAATGGCATACTCCAGCATGTCCCGAAGGTTGGTCCCATCAGTAGGAGCCCCCACCTGCTTGGATATCTCACGTACGAAGTCGCTTTTCTTCATGTCTTCGGAACAGAGGATATAAAAGACGTTCCGGTGCTTCTTGCGATAGTCGATAGCAGCGGTAGTCTTTCCACACCCGGCATCACCTACAATCCACGTGACGTTCTTATACATCTGCGCATCAGTCATCATGAAGGATATTTCTTTGAAAGCCACACTTTCGTGAATCTCCCAACAATCGAAACTGAATCCGATCTGCGTGGCAATGCGAATAAACATATCGTCAGAGATATTGGCATATTTACTGTTCACTATGGTAGATACAGTGGCGGCACTCACACCGTTCAGGCTTTCAGCCGCACGGTTACGGGACAGGTAGTTGTCACAGTAGGCACTCAGTGCGTCACGGATAGCATTCTTATGCTCAAGGCTTAATTCTTTCATTGTTTCGTATATTGTTTAAACAGTTATTTTTCGTCATTCTAATAGCGTTCAAGGCAGTCGATATCATCAAATGTGAGATTGGAAGTCACTTTGGTATATTCTCCGGTAGTGGAATATGCCAGTTCCGTGCCGTCATCCTCTTCCTCAATCGCCAGTTTTTCCGGCAGGGATATGGGAGACTGTAGCGTTCCGGCTTCATATTTCTCACGCACTTCCTTCATTTTCTTTTCGCTCACATTTTTCGGTTGCGGAGTGGAGAGGTTAAAGAGTTCGGCTGCGATGGATTCGTCCAGATCGAAATCTTCTGTGCTGAGTTGGATCAACGCCATTGTCTCCTTATTTTGGTCGACAGTTCGACGCATGAAGGAAGTCTGATCAGCGGTTCGAGTCTGTGTGTCACGGTTAATGACGGTCCGCGGAGTTGCGCTTATGCTGTATTTCAATCCGGAAGCGGTCGGTTCCCAAAGTTCAATACGGGTCATATCCATCGGATCATACATCACACGGAACTTGCGTCCTGTGTTACGAAGTGCCCACTGTTCATTACGAAGCCCGTCTTCGCCATAGACTTCGTACTCATATTTCTGCTTGTCGATCTCTATTTTCAGCCCAGCATTGGTGTAGGTCACCTCTTTGGCGCTTGTGAGCCAGAACATCTGAATCAGTTCAACCGGCTGCACGGGTGATGTTTCCGGATTCTCGCTCATGCGGTACATGTCAATCCGAGCGATACCGGTAGCCGGATGAGCGGCATTGTTCCATTCCTCACGGCATTGACGGTAGATTTCTTTCACTTCTTCCAAAGTAGGAAGAGCGTAAGCGTTCTTTTCTATAAATTCAAGATTGGGCTTGCTGTTCATCTTTACAGCTGTCACGTTCTGCCCGGTGAAATACCATATTTTATGGAGTATCTGCTGCTGGAACCGGCCGAAGACGCTTTCTATTGTTTTGCTCTGACCGTTGTATGGCATGGTGGGTTTATGAAGGATAGCAATCTTGTCGAAGAATCCTCGCGCCGCCAGCTTATTGTGTCCACCTTGGTTATCATTTACAATTTCATAGGGACGAACACCAGCGAATTCTACTGCCTGCCGGAAAGCCCGGTACTGACTGTCAAAAGTTTCTTTCGGAGCGATATCGTAGCCAATTAGCGTCTCACTATAAGCGTCAAGAACTTCGTAAACAGAAGTGGTACACATTTTATTATCCGCATTTTTATAGTACAAGTTCAGCTTAGTACCATCAGAATACCAAAGAGCGTCACGCATCTGCGGGAGCTGTGTTTTCAATAAAGAAGAATACTTCGATTTCCACTTCTGCATTCCATATACGGCAGCAAACCAAAGTGGCATCACGGCAGGATCATACAGATAATTGCGAAGAGTGGTCATGGACTTGATTGGTTTCAGTCCACGTTCTATCGCCTGGTGATTGTACTCCTCAAATATCTGAGAGTCGTTATAAATAGGAAACTTACTACGTTTTAGTTTTAGCAACAAGCGTCCTTCCATCGGTCCGATCTTACGAGTGTTCTGGTTACCATTCTTGGCACTGATCAATACCTCATACCCATACTTCTTATAAGCATTGTACTTTTCACGCAGACGAGCAGCATTAGCGGGAAGCGTATGTTGATACAGCGAACGAAGTTTCTCACAAGTACCCATTACAGCCTCCCAAATTTCCCTGGAGTGTGAATAACCACTCTTCCTGTGCAGCGATTTCATTTCATTCTCCACACAAATCATTTCATTCATTACTTGTGCGTTCAGTACATATTCTGCCTGTTTCACATCTGTCAGGCTGCTACCATCGGATAATGTAAATTTATCACGGTAAAATTCAATAGCTTTACTATCAGTTCTTAGTGTATCACTCATGGTTTCTTCTTTGATTTGTTCTTTCAGTTGCTGTTCTGCATCCGGATACTTGGCGTCATAAGCCTCCTTGATGGGTTTGTAAAGGGAAACATAGTCAATGAGAGCACAAGAACCTTTCCCTTTCCCCGGACGGAGTACACGAATCTTCCCTTCACGAACTTTCTTTTTATAGTTCGGCTCACTCAGGATTCCCCCCTGAGTTACCAGCTCAGCGAAAGTCACACACCGTATATTACCAAACATTTCCATAATCAAACATTTTAAATTTGCGCAAGCGTCCGGCACCGACCCGGACCCGTAAGCTACTCGTGAAAGTTCTTACCTTGCATGTGAGAAAAACACTATCCCTATTCCTCGCGAACCGGAATAGTTTTGCTACCTTTGTAACTATTAAACCAAAAAATTATATAATCATGAAATGCCTCAAACATTCCCCTAAATGGAAATTGAACTATATTATAGTTTATCGTAATAACGATTCCGCAAAATGGCATCGCCATTTGATTCATGATGCCTTAGTGAGTGTTGCACTTTTGCAAAAAATAGATTTTGCATTTGACGAAGATTTCCCATTTTTCGATGAGTCGCAATATAAAGCTGATTCAACGTTAAAGGAGTTGGTTGTTGATATTGCGTATTTTCGTTCAAACATAAATTCGCACTCTGGCATAAAAGCCTTCCGCCAAATTGTTGATGGATTATTTTATGGATACGACATTGTCCTTGAAGATTCTCCTTTTCATGTATACAGCATGGGGACAAAATATATGTCTGAATATCCCTTTCCACAAGATTTTGAGCGTCCTTTGAATTATCCATACGTGGAACATCATGAAGGGAAGGAAACAACTCTTTGTGTAACTGCGGCAAGCTATGATAATCTACTAAATGAAGAGAATAATAAGGATTTGAACTAAGCTTTTTACCCGCATAAATATTATCGTTCTGTTGATATCCGGATTTACATTCGGAACTGTATTTTGTGCCCATCACTCAGCCCTCCTTTCTTCCTCCAAAGCCCGTCCCAGTAACATCACCACCGCCAATACCACCAGCATTCCTGCCGTACAAGCTTCTTTAAAAGTTATACCTATACCATCGGCTAAACTGACAGCCATTGCTATAGCTATAACAGCGGCTACATTCTGAATCCATCTAATTGCTTTCATATCATTGCTTATTAAAATTATTACTCAAAATATCTATCCCTATTCATCCCGAACCGGGATAGTTTCGCTACATTTGTAGCTACCAAACTAAAATTAATTTTATCATTAATTACTTTATGAGCATCACCTTCCCATCAACTGACGACAACACTATTTCAAGTGTGAGATCAGAGTTTGCGCATCGTCTAAGGAAAATGAACCTGAGATACAAAAGTGACATCTATTATCCTGAGTCTTCATGGTCAACCCCTGCATTTGGAGTTCCTGAGGAACTGACATTCTTAATCGGTGCGCCAAAAGATAAGCAAGTAAACTACTTGGAGATAGAAAAGACTCTTCACAAATTAGCGGACGAGATGAAAGTACTTTTTCCGCATATCGGTAAGATACATACTGAATTTCAACCCCCTCTTCTTCCGAGGTAGATTCTGCGCAATTAACTTTCTCAAGTGTGTCCTGACACTTTTCAATTATACCGGCAGCAGAAATCATGCTGCTAGTATTATTATCTACTATCATTGATCTTTCAAAGGATGTTAATGTGATTTTCATAACTGAAATAATTAAATGGTTTATACTCTTTCAAAAAGTTATTGTTTCCTTGTATGGATTCTCCACCTTCTTTTTGATAGTGGTCACTTCATATTGTTCCGCTCCATGATTCAAAGCGTAGGCACGTAATATCCGAGCAGTAGGACTTTGCGTTTCAAATCGCATAGCACTCTGAACTGTTCTTTCAGTTACTTTAAATACTTTGGCAATCTCTCTTTGGAGTTCCAAACTAATTTCGATTACTTCTTTTTTTTCTTCCAT